AAAACGTCATCCCGGCAGCAGGCCTCGCGTAATTCATCTGCTATTTTTGTATATTCGGGATAGGAGGCGACGCCAAGATAAAGATCATAGACGCAAACTTGAGCCGCACGGGTTAGGGATATGAGAGCCTCTTTAAGCTCCTCATTTTCTTTTTCTAGGTTATCGAATTTCGATTTACGAACGAACATTTTGTATCCTCATTTGTCAAAATGGGTAGTCCAAAGTGGAAAGAGGCTGGCGGAGGACTAGGCCGCCACGGCAAGAGCATGACTTCTTACCGCTGCCTCAAGAATTGATATAATAACAGGGTGAATACATATGTACAGAATTATCTATTAATATCTGCCTGTAATCGAGTGATTGATAAAGCGCATGGTTGATAGGTCACGCTTAAATAGGATGTCTTGAGCTTCACCGGCACGGAACTTGGCAATGATGATGCTGACAAACTCTTCAGGCCCAGCAGCCGGTATGGCCTCTCCGTCTTCATCCTTGTCACTGTGAATGAACCATACTGCGTCTGCATCCTGCTCAAGTGAGCCAGATCCTTTAAGGTCAGATAGCAATGGGCGTTTGTCTGCGCGCTTCTCGATCTCTCGGTTAAGCTGTGCCAATGATAATACCGGGCAATCCATTTCCATAGCCAAGGACTTGAGTGAGTTTGAACATGCACCGATAGATTCTACCGGGTTAGAGTGGTCTGGATGGGTCATTATCTGGACGTAATCCATTAATATCAACTTAACTTTACCGTACTTTCTGGCTGCTGCCTGTGCTGCTGCTCGTACCTGCATAGGGTTCAGGCCGGGGCGGTCATCTATGATTAGGTTGCCGATCATCTGCGTTAGCTTCTTGGCACCGTTGCCAAATTCTTCATAGCTACGGCCCGGTGTATTATTCATGTATTTCTTGGGGTTCTTGATGGCGTCCATCTTAACGTGGCCTTCAGTGGCGTGCATCCGGCCTATCAGTTGGCTAGCGCTCATTTCCATAGAGAATACCAGGACAACGCCCTCATCATTCTTAAGTCTCTTTGCCACGTTACCGGCGATATTCATACCAAAAGTCGTCTTACCCTGGCCTGGTCTGGCAGCCAAGTAGATTAGATCGCCGCCCTGCATTCCGGACGTTGCAATATCCAGCTCTTCAAAGCCGGTAGCCAATCCACTAACTTCATCAGCAGATTGCGCACGCTTTTCCATTTCAACGTGGAAATCCTTCATCTGCTCCTTGAATTCTTTCTGCGTATGGGATTCGGTTTCGATAGCGTTAAACAGTGACATCGCATCGTTGACACGCTCGACGCTTGAGCCGTCACCGCGCTTGATAGTGTTGATCATCTCTCCGGCGACGCGCAGCACCTGGCGCTCGTTGGAGTAATTCTTGATGGTGTGAGCGTGTGACTCAGTGGAATGCTTGGACGTGGCCGACACGTCCAGTTCAATAACGTAGCTCATAGCCTCCATACGATCGATCACACCGTCGTCTTCCAGTGCGATAACAAGCGTTGATGCCTCAATGAACTTGTCTTGAGCCTCCATCTTGGCCATTACCTTAAAGATCCGGCCATTCACTTCGCTGTAGAAGTCGTCAGGGGTGATTAGTGCCACTGCCAATGGCAATACACCACCATGCAAGACAGAGGCTAGCAGCCCTTGTTCAGCGTCTTCAGAGAACGCTGTATATTTTTCATTTGATTCGAATGTCATGCTTATATCCCCGCGAATACTTTACTTAAGTCGGCGAATACTTTAGCGCCCTTGGCGGCGTTGTCTATGTATTCTTCAGTTTTTTTGTACTCTTCGTGCTTGACGCGTGATTCTATCTGCGCTGCAAACTTCTGTTGGTTGGCCAAGTACCTCTGTTGCTTGTCATTGGCTGCTGATGCTTTCTTCAGTTGGCCCAAAACAAGGTTAACATTGAAATCGAAGCCATTTGCACATAGCGGAACGGCATCGAGCATAGCTTGCTGGACCTGTGGTAGGTCAAACGCGGCTAAGCTCATGTAATACACATCAACACCAGCCTTAGACATTAAGGGCTTGCTAACGGCTTCACAGACGCCATTAAGGGTTAGCACGAAAGTATCATAGTCATTAGAAAGCATCTTGGATTTCTCCCTCGATAAGGTTTGAATTTAATGGCTCAGGTTGTGGTGCGGTTAATCCCATTAAGCTGGGGCCGGAATTGTTAGGCGCAGGAGTGCGGCTGTTTGCATCGATGAATGATTCTACCTTCGAACCGTCACGGCAGATTAGATCAATATCGTTGTACTTAGATCCGTTGTCATTGTCACCCATGTGGAAGGGAGAGTTCTTACAGCCATCAACAGCCTTCTTGATGTCATCAGTTGAATAGCCATCCTTGAGACGTGCTTTGATCAGCTTGGTACGTTTTGGGTTTAGCTTGGTGGATGTCGCTTTACCCATGGCAGTTACCCAGTAATTAAATACATCTTCTACATCCTGATTAACCGGAGGCGAAGCCGACAAGTCTTTTAAGGTTGTTTCTTTCCTTCTTTCCTTCTTTCCTTCTTGTTTGTGTACCGTGTACTGTACTGCGTCTGTACCGCCTACTGTACCGTGTGCTGTACCGTCTACTGTACCGCCCGCTGTATCACTCACCTGAAAAGCCTTGTAATTACATATAGTTATGACACTTGTTACCTGTACCGCCCGCTGTTCAATCATGCGTTCGTTTTTTAGCTTTTCTAGGAATCGTCTAACCTTCCCTCTGGACCATTTCCAGTCCTTGGCAAGGGTAACTTCAGACCTCGCAGTCTCCCCAGCCCCTATGTTTATTAGCTTTCCTTTGATTGAGATGGTTGTAGGCTTGAAGTTAGCTTGAGTGAACAAATCAACCCATGCCTGACCCTTGCTGAAAGGCTCACCATCATTCCATAACCAGTGCTCGGTTATGCTTCTGTTTAGTTTTACCCAGCCAGTCATGCTATACTATTCCTGTAATGTTTAATGTTTAATGTTTAATGTTTAATGTTTAATGTTACTGTAATGTGATAGTTGCTTTTGCCGCTGATGCTTTGAAAGAGTACAGCGGCTTTTTTGTGCCTACTCTTCAGCGAAATCGATAAATACTTCTCTCTGAGTAGCGCTGCGTAGTATCTTATTAAGTTGTTCTTTCGACATCAAGTACATAGTCTCTCGCTGAGTGTTGGATATTTCAACACACCCTGTAGCCTCTACTGCTTCAAATACTTCACGGCCTTCACGTTGTAACTTGCTTGCGTTCATTATGATCATTTTTATTCACCTTTCCGTTGATTTGAGTTGTACTTTACATACATAGCATGCATAATTCAACCATCAATTAACAAAGAGGACTAAAAAATGAACTGGAAAAAATACGACAAAAATAGCGCAGACAACGAAAATATTGATCAGTCCCGCCTGTATATTGTTCACTGCCCCGAATGGTCAGCATCCGGATATGAAGTTGCAAGTTGGGACGGGCTCCGATTCGAGACCGGGCGATACACAATCCATGGCGATTTTATAGAGAGCTATGCAGTATTACAAGAAGTAGACGAAGACGCCTAAATAACAACTAAATAGAGAGAAAACATGGCTAAGTATAGAAAAAGACCTGTAGTGATAGACGCTATTAAGTGGACAGGATATAACACAATTGAGATAAATGATTTCTGTGGCGATAATTGGAGGATTTCGGGTGATTACGCACCACATCTTCCAGTGCTTCGCATTAAAACACTTGAGGGCGATCATATTGCAACTATTGGCGATTACATTATCAAGGGCATTAAGGGCGAATTTTACCCATGCAAGCCTGATATCTTCGAGCTAACCTACGACGCGGAATAGATTATGAACTACTTACTACTGCCATTTAGAGCGCTATGGAACTTTATGATACTGGCGATAATTATAGGGCTATTCGTCGCTTGGTGGGGGTTTCTGTTCGGGTCCGTCTTGGCAGTAGTGATCATGATTATATTTGCTCCGAGACTATTACTACTCCCCGCAGAGCTCGGCGTTTTTATGACGCAAATGTGGCCGTATCAGCCAGAAAATAACTAAGCAACACTAAATAGAGAGAAATACGATGAAAGATTTATTTGAGAAATGGATTGTTAGCCACTTCGGTGAAAGCGTAAAGAAAAATCTTGCATTTGATGAGGAGGACGGTTATTTAGACCAAGCAGTTAACGCCATGTGGATTGGCTTTAATGGGTATGCCATCCTGACAGATAACTAAGCACACCCGCAGTAATCGTTAAGAGCTACAGAGGCCGGATATGACACGTACACTCTGTAGCCCTCTCAACCACCTTGCATTCGTTGTGCTCCATCCAATCATGACAGCTAAGCACAAGTATCATCGCGGATAATGCAGCCGCAAATACCCGTATAAGGCCGGCATTCTTTTTTATTATATCTTCCATGCTATATCCCCATATAATCTATGTACGCAAACAGCAATATAACCGCCGTTGTAACGCTACCCCACAGAACAACTTGTTGCTTTTCTTTATTATCCATCCACACAGCATAATACAAACAGAAGGCATAAAAAAACCGCTATTTAGCGGCTTTGAAAATACGGTCCGGATTAATTATCTTGTTCGCCGTCCTTTACCTGAGTGCATAGGACATTGAATCCTGTAAATGTTCGTCAACCTCAGCTTTTAATAATGGCTCCTTGGCCATGTCGCATTCTATAAGATCCGCAACATAGTTATTAAATGAGATGTCCTTTATTTTGCATTTGAGTTTTGCCGCCTTTGATAGGTCGGGATATAAATACAGCGCAACGTTAATTTTTTTCATTCGGTAGTCTCTCTGATTAAGTAAGGTAATATTATTTTAAATTAAGTGTTGACGCAATAGCTGAGAGATATTAATATTACATCACTCAAACAAAGGGGACTAAACGGAATGCAAAATCTTTATAGAGTTAAAGTCGAAGGGTATTTAGTAATTGCGGCTAATAGCTTGGCCGATGCACAAGATAGGTCTCGCTTCTACGGCATGGCCGCCGAGTTAGATTTTGACGCTGTAAAGATTGAATCCGAATCTGATTTACCTGAAGGATGGGAATTGAGCGACGACCCGGCAAACATCAACTGTGAAATCGAAGAATTTTTAAAATAGGAAGCATGACAATGAGTAATGAAAATACAAGAATAGAACTGACTATCCTACACATTAAAAACGAAGAAGGACGCGAGCAGCATTACAACGACACAGGTTACAAGCCAAAGCTTAACTCGGTTATGGTTAAAGCGTGTTCAAACGTAGGCGTTAATTGTAGTAGCACGGAAGTTAGACCCGGTTCAGGATCACCCATGGCCGCTGTATTTGATGAAGTTGCCGAAGAGTTCGTAAATGCAATCCCTGAATTCTTCGCTGATAGCGAGCAGGTGGTGCCGGATACAATCGCGCATCTTCAGCATCAGCTTGCAACTGCCGTATCGAGGGCCGATATGCACATGGCAGAGAATGAACGCTTGAAGTTAAAAGTTGAGAAGATGAAGGCCTTGCGTAAAAAGTCTAAGGCTAAGTGATCAACGGTAAAATCGTTCTTGATATGCCTAATGATGAGTACCATGCATCATTAGGTATCAGCAAGTCTGGGTTAGATTTAATCGAGCGCAGCCCGGCTCACTACAAAAACAAGAAGTTCAACAGTAAAGGCACTAGGGCGATGATGGTCGGCACCGCGATACACGCCGCCATCCTTGAGCCGGAACGCTTCGAGAAGGAGTACATATTCTCTGAATCTAGAGATAGAGTAGATAAGAAGTATAAGGAGCTTAAGAAGATACACGGCGAAGATTTGGTTTTAACCGGGCCTGAGGGTCGCAACGTAATAGGAATGAAGGATGCGGTATATCAGAATGAAAAAGCTGCAACGGAACTTAACAAGGAAGGCATGGCAGAAGCGTCTTTCTTTACCACTGACCCAGAGACCGGCATCCAATTGCGCTGTCGTTTCGATTGGGTCAACTGTGATCGTATCGGCGTCGACGTAAAGAAGACTCAGGATCTGCGAAAGTTCAATCGCTCTGTATCTGATTACCGTTACCACGTCCAGGATGCTATGTACTCGTTTGTTTATGAGCAGGTAACCGGTGACGCGCTAGAAAAGTTTTACTTCCTGGCAGTAGAGGAGCAGGCACCATACGCAAATAAGATGTTCTTATGCGATGATTTCTATAAGGAGATTGGGGCCTACTACTTCAGAAAGAACCTCCGCATGTATGCTGATTGCGTTGATAAGAATGTATGGCCTGAGAGCGCATTAGATCACTTCCTAGAGCCTAGCTTCTACGACGTGAACAATTATGAAAATGATATGGAGGTAATTGTATGAACGATATCACGAACTTAGAGCGCACAACTAAACCAAAGTCTGACCAGTTAAACGCAGATGACTTGATAGCTGGGCCAATGAATATCAAGATCACAAACGTCAGAGTAATGGCCGGTGATCAGCCTATCTTCATCGACTCTGAAGGCATCCAGCCATTCAAGCCATGCAAGACGATGCGCAGATTATTAATCATGGCCTGGGGCAACGACGGCAATGCATGGGTAGGCAAGTCCATGACACTGTATAATGATGAAACTGTAAAGTGGGCGGGCAAAGCGATCGGCGGCATAAGAATTAGCCATCTCAGCGGCATCGCTTCAGAGCAGAATTTCATGCTTACAACGACGCGGGGCAAGCGTGCTAATCACACCATCTACCCATTATTAGAAGAAGATTTCACAGGCGTAATCGAAAGCTACAAATCAATTGAAGATAACGACGAACGTTTACAATTTTGGAATGCATTATCACAAGCCCAGCAGGGCGCAATCACTCACGATCACAACTACGGAACTATGTAATATGTCTATTTCAGTAACAGGTAAGCTAAACGAGCCGGCTAAAGAATTCGCTAACGATAAAGGGGTTAACTTCCTGGTTCGCATCGGTGTGCAGGAGTGGGACGGTAAGTTGAAGGAGAAGGTTTGGACTAACTACTCTGGCTTTGTATTCGCCGGAAACGAGAATCAGGTTAACTTCTACCGTCAAAGCCTGATAGCTGGTGCCATCGCCGAGCTAAAGGGTACAGGTATCATCGCGGATGTTTACGGCGACCAGAACAAGGTAACGTTGAAGATTGTACGTGCATCGCTGGGTTACATTGGTCAAGGCGTGGCACCACAACAACAAGCTGTACCAGCACCAGCATATCAGCAGGCAGCAGCGCCAACGCCTCCACTTGGGCAAGCGCCAGCGCCTCCACTTGTTGGATATCAGAAAGCACCAGCAGCACCAACGCCACCACCTGGATATCAGCAGCCAGCACAAGGAGTTCAGACAGCACCGCAAGCCTACGTTGACCCCAATTCGCCTCCCTTTTAATCACTTAGCCCCTTCGGGGGCGCAACCGGACTATTAGCATGAAACATTTAATCGTAACAGCACTACTTTTCTTGTTCATATACTTTGCGCCAAACCTTGAGGCTAACACCTGGCGAAAGATGGAATTAGGATCGTCGTTTATATCGGCAGAGAATGATAACAACGTAGTATTGGAGCGATACCGTAGCGGCACCTTCGAATATGTTGATACAAAGAGTTCTTGCCAGGATGGATCCAGCGATAAGAATTTTAACGTGAGAGTTAACGGGGCATGGATTCCATTCACTGAGACTTGTTTTAAGGGTATGTACCACACCTACGCAAACTCAGTAAAGGGCAACAAGCATATTAACCAGCTATTCACAGACTTAACATCGATACGGATCGGGCCTTACGTCTTCAGTGGTCGAAACTTTGCCTCGGCAATCAAGCAGTAATTTAAGCAGGATGATATTATTCCAGATCATCTGTTGACGCACTAGCCAAGTAATATTAGTATTGAATCATCTTAATCAAAAGGACGGACCGAAATGATCTACCAAACGCACTACAAGAAAGGCAGTGAAAAGCGCGGCCAGGACCTTGTCAAAGGTGATCATTACATATGCTACATGCCAGAATGGTCCGATAGTGAGCATGAGGTACTTGAGTGGGACGGTAATAGGTTTACCTCAGATAACCCTTATGTGGATTGGGATATTGATAAATATGTTGCAAGCTGGTCACAATTTGAGAAAAGGAGCGGCGACGCATGAGTTCAAATTTAGAAAAAAAAGCCTCAGAAATATTTGACTGGTGGGAGCTAAAAGAAGATATAACCGATCAAGAAAAAAAAGAGATCTTGCAGCAACTTATTATCATAGCCTTAAAAGAAACTCAGGATGAAGCCAGGCGGCTTTGCGCTGAAGCGGTCGGCAATTGTGAAGACGCCGGATCAAAAACCAGAATTCGCAGATATGAGGCAATTGGGGCATGCTTGACAGAAGGAAATGACGATGAATAAGGCATTTGATAGCGTTAATTCAGATATTATAGAGGGGGCCGGGTAAATGGTAGAGACAATTAATGTAGATTCAGCACAGGCACTACTTAGACAGCTGGCATTGCAAATAGATAAGGATATAATGCCGCCGTATATGGTCGTAGTTGTGGATGATGAAGGCTTTATGTCCGCTCATCACTCGGGCGAAGATATACTAGGCTTACTTGGTGCAATTGAGGTAAGAAAGAAAGTGATTATGGAGGAGATTGGGTAATGTCAGAAAAGCCGGTAAAGCAAAAAGGGGGCGCTATGCTTAATATAGTGTTTTATCTTCAGAACTCTACGCTATTCTTTGCATTAGGATGGTTCGCTTGCTATATGACTAAGGTGGTGGTGTGATTATGAGCGCTACACATGGCGGCAAAGGCGATAAAGACCGCAGCAACTCAGAGAAATACAGGTCAAATTATGGTAATATTGACTACAGTAAGCCGATAAGCACCAAAGGCTTCAAATTAAAAGTCAACGGGAAGGTGGTACATAAATGATAAAGTTTATAGTTAAGCCTAATTGGTCAGTGCCTGAAATTATACAGATAAACGATATTCAAAAGATTCAAGGTAAGGTTGACGAGAATTCTTTTAAGTGTCCGAAGGTAGATGGCCTTCAGTCACCCGACGCCCCGGGTGTACGGCGGATAGACGATCCCCGGACATTTCCGTTCACCCGTGAGAATGGGGTCATGTACGGTGATTGAACCTATCTACCCAACCAAGAAAGGCAAGAAGAAGAAGCCGAAAGTCAAGCGGTAACACAAAGTAAATCAAAGCTCATAGTGAGCAAAGGAGTTAAACCATGGCTAAAGACAAAGCCAGCAAGAAGGGTGAAGAAAAGCCCAAAGCAAAAGCTAAACCGAAAGCCAAGGCAAAGGCAAAGGCTAAACCGAAAGCAGCAGCAAAGAAGCCCGCTAAAATGGGTAGACCAACAAGCTACAAGAAAGAATATAACCTTCAAGCAATGAAGCTATGCTTACTAGGATCAACCGACGAGTCACTGGCAAACTTTTTTGAAGTTACAGTTGCTACGTTGAATTCATGGAAGAAGACTTACCCTGAGTTTTTATCGTCCATAAGAGAAGGTAAGGTCGAAGCTGACGCTAATGTTGCTCACTCGCTTTACAATAGAGCCCGGGGATTTACCTGCAAAGAAACCAAAGTCTTCAATAATAACGGCTCAATAGTCACCGAAGAAATCGATAAGCATTACCCACCTGATACCGGTGCCGCATTCATCTGGCTTAAGAATCGCTCTACGTGGCGTGATAAGCAGGAAGTCGAGCATTCTGGTGAAGTTGTGACGTTTAACATGGATTTTTCTGGAGCTAAGCCTAATGATTAATTACGTGGAGCTCACAACAGCCACAACATCTCCCCCTTCATTCCCAGTATGCAGGCATTGTGGTGGGGGCATATGCTTAAATATGTGCGCTAACTAGATGACTACAATCACATACGTGGCATCTCCTACCGGCGCCAAGTTCCATGCATCTAATAAGGTGTGTCGTGGCTTCTTAGGGTGTGTGGGAAATGGTAAGAGTGTTACTTGCCTGAATGAGCTACACAGACTAGCCGTACTGCAGGAGCCTAATTACGAGGGGATTCGCAAGACTAAGTGGGCCATTGTCCGAAACACCTACGACATGCTTGAAACCACCACCCTGGCAACCTTCCGCCAATGGATACCTCACGAGATATGCAGCGTTACTCTAAAGCCTATGCGTGGCGATATGATGTATCCGCTAGCAGATGGCACTAAGGTGGAGGCAAAGTTCATATTCCTCGCACTGGATCGGCCTGATGATGTTAAGAAGCTGCTATCACTGGAAGTAACAGGCGTATTCATCAACGAGGCTAGGGAATTACCCTATGCCGTCGTCAAGGGTTCACGTGAGCGTATCGGCCGCTACCCTTCACAGATCGATGGCTACACAGATGTTTACGATGCCAGTGGCAAACTGACCTATGAAGCCCCCAAAGAGCTCGACGAGGATGGCAAC